GGCGAATTGACCGAATGTTCGACACTGATGGTAAAGGGGACAAAACAGTGTTTAAAGGATTGGATGCAAAGGGTGTAGCTGACCACATGCTGTTAAAGGCATCACGGTATAGCAATCCTGTGTTTGTTGGTCTGGATGCGTCTAGATTCGATCAACATGTCTCAGAGCAAGCGTTGCGATGGGAACATTCCATATACTTGAACACTATGGCCTATGATACCAAGGAATTGGCTAGGTTGTTGGAATGGCAAATTGACAATGTTGGATTCGGATACTTCCCGGAAGGGAAAGTCAAGTATAAAGTACGAGGGAGGAGGATGAGTGGTGACATGAATACCTCCCTGGGAAATTGCATGATCATGAGCAGTATGGTCCACGCTTACATGCGTATGAAGAGAATACCATGTTCACTCGCCAATAATGGCGATGACTGTGTGTTAATCTTCGAGCGCAGTAGGCTCAAGGAAATATCGGACTTGTCCGACTGGTTCCTGAAGATGGGATTCAAGATGGTTCGTGAGAAAGCATTGTACGATATCCGCCAAGTGTCTTTCTGTCAACTCAACGTGCTTAGCAGTCCTGGGTACAACATCAGTGTACGTAACCCAAATGTTGTTGTGTCTAAAGATCTCCACTCTACATACCCATTTCAGAGACCAAGTGACTATACACAATGGCTCTCATCCGTTGGAACTTGTGGACTTATGTCATCACATGGTGTGCCTGTGCTTGAACAATTTTACAAGGCATTTCCTACAGATGTGATAACTAATAAGTCCATTCAGTTAGAAATGGATCGGGAAATTGAGTATTGTCATGTTGGTGGTAGTAGGGAAACGGAAATCACGGACGAGATGCGACATTCTTTTTGGGTGGCATTCGGAATATTGCCTGAATCTCAAATCGAGCTGGAGGAAATGTACAAGGGTGTCAAGTTCACTGGGTCTCTGGGCCAAGTTGAACATGTACCCTACGTTTCGTTACTCCAGTCAAATATTGAGATTGACTCCTCATAGCTATTTTCCACAACATGACTAAGCGCGCAGGTACTAAGAAGAAGTTGGGCAAAAGGCCTAGCAATCCCATGTCACGTATGACTAGGGTGTCCAGACCTAAAATAGGGTTTAACGGACAGGTGCTGGAAGCATTTACCTTAGCCCCAGCTATCACGACTGGCAGTGATGGTGCAGGTACTCAACCACTGTTTATTGATTGTTCGTCTAACAATGTAGCATCATCAGTGGGAGGAATTACACAATTCTACAAGGAATATGTGTATGAATCACTCAAATGCGAGTGGATTCCTTCCATTGGACCGGCCTCCACCTTGGCAGGTTCTCAGTTGTATGTTACTTATGATGACAACCCTGAACATATGGTAACTTACACCACAAACACTGCCTCAGCCAACAATGCTCTACAGTTGGCGGATAGCACGACTAGGATATTTAATGCTTGGGAACGAGTGACCTTTAATATACCCTTAACTCGTAGACGGCGTATGTTCGACGTAAACACCAACACATCAGGTGGTGTTGACGTCAACGACCGGTCTACTCAGGGTATATTGGCTCTCGGATACAACACCACGACCGTTAGCTCTTCTGTTGGTCGATGGAAACTTACTTATCATATCAAACTTATGGGATTGTCTGCCGTCGGCACATAATTCTTCATAGACAATGGAGCACAAAGCGTGCTTGTCGGAAATCCACTCGGGCTGTCAACCCGAGTAAAGATGAATATGCGTAGGGCTGATTTACCCTGAAAAGGGTGTATGCGGTGGTACGGATTCATGGAGTTCCTATAATTAGCTTTGTGAGGTTGGATGGCTCGTCATTATAGCAGGATGACGGGGGGCCCAGTTCAATCAACCCTCTAAACTTGCT